GCTTCAGCAACACTTCCGTCGTCGGCTCGCAGTAGAACACCTGTCCGATGCCAGCATTGGCCGGAATCGTCAGGACCGTGGTTCCGACCGCATCGGTTCGCGTCACCGACGCATCCGCCTCGTGTGTGGTCTGGTCGAGCGCCAGGACCGCAGACGTGCCTACGATCGCCGTACTCGAAATCATGCCCCACCGCACGACGCGCACAGGCGTCGAGGATCTGAAAGCCATCGCATCGCCAGAGCCCGTCAGGTCATAGACCGCGCCCATCTCTTCTAGGTTGTCGCCTACTCGCATTGCCTTACTCCTCCCAGCCCCGGAGGGCTGATCTCTGGTGCGTTCACTTCAGTCGGCGACTCTTACGCTACTGCGCCGTCGCTCAGGAAGATGCAACGCGCTTGCGCCGCTACGTCCCATGTCAGTCCTGCTTCGATCGTGCCGACCCAGCCGATCTGCCGCTTGCGGCCGAGATCGGTGGTGAGACCCGCGCGAAGCTCCGGATCTTCTACCGTCGCGAAGAATCCAGCGTCGGCGCCGAAGAAGATCGCTTCGCCGCAGACTCCCGCGGTTCCAACGTCGTCATCGAGCGCGAACTCGTGATTCGTCTCGTAGAGCTGGAAGCCCTCGATATCTCGGAGCATCCCGTCCATGAACGGGCCGGAGCCTGTCGGCGCCTGCCAGTCCTTGAACTCCGGGTCGTTCTTGATCCCGCGTGCTGCGCGAGTCGAGAGGATTCCGATGTAGCGGTTGTTCCGGAACTTCGGGCACTTGAGATTTTGCCGGAAGTAGTCGTGGAGCTGCCGGAGATGAGCCACCGTGAGGTTGGAGACAGCCGTGGCCGTCAGGTCGCCGTCCGTTTCGATCGTCAGCGCGGCAGCCGAAGTCGCCGCAGCCAAAATCGGGGTCGTCTTGAGCGCGTCCGCGCACATTACGTCCATCGTGAGCTTGATCTGATCGCGCAACATCCGCTGTTGCTTGTTGCGGATATCGAAATGAGTCAGGTCTTCCTCGAAGGAAGTCAGCTCAACCGCGAAGCCCCACTCGGCAACGGCCTGCTGGACAGTCTGGACCGCGGCACGCCCGGTCGGCAGATTGTCCAGCTCGTTCACTCGCCCGGCCAGGGGGAGCTGCAAGACGCGGGTGATCGTGACCGATGCGCCCTTGCCTTTACCGTAGCCCTGCTCGGGCTCTAGAAATTGAGCGAACTGAACGTCAGCCGCGGCCTCTTCTCGAATCTGCGAGCTGAGTGCGTGATTCTTGTATACGCCTGTCGGCGCGTCGTATGTCCACGACATGAGGTAACTCCTCTCCTAGAAAAGACCGGACTTGGCCTGGTTGTCCCGAATGACCTCAAACAGCGACTTGATCTTCACGCCATCCTGTTCACTGGGCCTCGCAGTCACCGAGGCAGCACCTTTGCTGCCCGCAGATAGTCCTTCGGTACGTCCTGGGGGAGTCTCGTTATTGGGCTGGTTCGGATCTCCGGTAGGTAGATCGTCAACGGCTGCGGCGGCTGCCTTGACCAGCGCAGTCATCTTCTTGTCCACCGCCTTATTGAGCGTGGAGGTGTCATCAGGCAGGCTCGTAAGCTGCTGCTCGACGCACACTTCCTTAAAGGCGCGGAATACGTGCTCGCGGAGGCTGGCGTACTTAGGGTGTGCGCCTACATAATCGTCGATGATGCGATCGGACCTGTTCTCGTTGTCGGCGCGTGTCTTCACGCTCTCGGCGTATTGCCGGTTCTCCCACTTGTCGCGAACGTCCTTGACGCGCAGCCAGGTCCGGAACTCGTCGGGCTCGGTGGCAGCGTCGGGCATCTCGCCAGGTTCGGCCGGGCCCGGATCCTTCATCGCGGGGGGCGGCTTTACCGCTACGCCTCTCGCCGCGAACTTTTCCGCAGCCTCCGCGCGCCCTTCGGCTCGCTCTGCTCTCAGTCGAAGTTGATCCGCCGTCTCGCCCTCCGGTTCATTGGTGGGCGATCCGATGCGGCCTATGTCGGGATAGTGCGGAGCTGCCATTAACGCCGAGTTACCGCAACAAAATGTGGCGCGTCAACAACGGCCGGGCAGAATGCGTCCCGGTGGGGGCCTAACTCCTTACCCGGCTTCGTCGTTTATGGGGGAAGCTGTGAGGGCGATATGTGCCGCTTCACCCCCCTTCTGGATCTTTCGCAACCGCTCTATGAGCTTGTGGGCGGATCTCAATTCGATCCACGCTTGCGCCGCAATCTCCGGATCGAGTGACTTCTCGGGGTCGTCGATCATCGCAAACACGCGCCGCTTGATCGACTTTTCCTGCTCAGGAAGCACCACGCTTCTAGCGAAGTCCAAGAGGTGCGCGGCGTTTGCGCCCTGCTGGGCGCGCTCCTGAAGCTCGGCGTGCTGAGAGACTGTCTGCTCCGGCTTGCGTCGGTTAGGGGAGAAATGTCGGGTCATATTTTCGGCTGCCTCGGGATCGGTTGCCCACCTCTGGCCCCCGCTCCTGTTGGGGCGCCACCACCAGGGGCTCCGCCTTGGGCCGCTGCCGCACGCGCCGCGTCTGCCTTCTGCTTGTCTTGGAGCTTCTCCGCGTCACTCTTCTTGATTGAGTCCATATCTACATCGAAGCCAATCAGAAGCTCTGCAATCAGACTCGAAAGCGAGTAGTCCTGCTGAAATGCCGCCGCGAGCACTTCATTGCCGCCGATCACCTGAAGCGCCCCGGTCAAGCCCTGCACCTTCTGGCCGCGTTCCATCGCAGACGTGAGGCCCTTCGCCACGTACCCGTACTGGATATCAGCGAACTCCCGCCGGTGGTTCGCGATCATCGTAGCCATATCCTTCCCCAGCTCGTTTGCAAGGGTCGGATTCTTCTCGGGGTCAAAATGCTGTAAGCCGGTCATCATCACCAACTCCAGAATCGGAGCGAGCCAACGGGTATCGATATCCTTCGCCAACCCCATCTGCATCACCGTAGAGCCGCGAGAGCTGGCGTTGATCTCCGTTGCAGTGATATCGCCCTTCGGCGGCACCTGACCGAGCGAAAGCTCGTTTGCGGAGGCCCCCTCCCTCAGCTCAGACTTGAGCGACTCCCACACCCGCATCGAATCAGCGTTGACTCCGCCCATCTCGATCAGCTCGACGAACTTCTTGCCCGCCGGCCAGTCAGGATCGGCCGTTACCACGATGCCTGGATACACGCCCTCGGCCAGCTCCGTAGGATCGGCCAGGGCGTCTTGCCACACTTGATGCGCGGGGATCGCGCCCGCGAACATTCCGTCGAGAATCAAGTTTGTAACTTCTGTAAACGTCGCTGCGAGCATACGGAAGTTTTCAAGATAGGTGCGGCCGTATACTGAAAATGGAACGTCTACCGTCGGGCACATCACGATCCAGTCCTTCCCGTGCCAGTTGGGATTGTCCTCAGGTCCGCGGATGATCTCTCGCTCGTTCGCAACAACAACGAGTTGGTTCTGCGCGATCAACTTACCATCAAGCCCAATAATCGTGCATAGGTACTCATCAAGCGTTACAGGCTTGCGTCGGCTTCCACCCTCGTTCTCTTCGCTCCCGCCACTCTGGCGCTCGCGGTCTGTCTTGGATTCGCCATCAACAAATGACTGGAGCCGATCGATCGCCTCGTTGATATACAGGGGCTCTCCGGCCGAGTCCTTTGCCTCCTTCATCAATTCGAGCTGCCAGTAGTCGATTTCGGTGCGGCGAATTCGGTATAGACCGCGCCCCGTTGGGTCATAGTACAGCTCAAACGGGTTGACGGGATCGACGTTTACAAAACCGGAGATCGGGTCGTAGGTCACGGAGGCCGCGAGTACCGTCATCGCCCCGGACTTCACCGCGCTCGCGAATGTCGCGTCGAAGCCGATCCGCTGCCCGCTCGCGTTTGTCGTGCAGTGGTCAAGATGAATCTTCGTAAACTTCCGCATCATGCGGTCGCGGTTCCCGCTGGGCTCCGTAGGGTCAGTGATCGAGAACCACTCCGGCTGCGAGAGAAGTGCGAGCCGCAACGCCGCGGTGTGCCGGTCGATGAAATTTGCCACTTCGGGCATGTGCTCTGCGGCTTGCCACTCCGCCTTGTTCCCGGTGTCCTGTCGGCCCCAGTAGGCGTCCTGATTTGCCTTCCAGTTGCTCTCTCGCGGGTCGCTCCCGCCTTCGCGTCCCTCTTTCCCACGCGACATATATCCCTTGAGAAGAATCAGAAGATCCTCTTTCGGGAGCATCTTCTTCTCTTTTTTCTTGCGGATCCCGGTCTTGGCTTCCTCTTCGTCCTGCGGATAATCAATCGTATTGCCTGCCGGTAGCGTCGGGCTCGGTGCGCTCATGCTTTACCCCTTCGATGAAAACGGTGCGCCGTCCTCGGGTACGCTGCTGGGCGACTCGGGCTGGAACAAAGGTGCGTCTACTGCTTCAGGAGGATAACCTCCCCGTGCTCTACGGAAATAGGCTGGCTGCCGAATGGAAATCCCGCCACCGACGTTTCGAGACTTACGCTCGCCCTTTGGGAATAGCAACGCGGCCCCATACGAGAGAGCATCGCCAGGGTGAGAGTGGATGTCCTTCCGAGCCTGCGCGGAGATCATCCCCGTGTTGTGCTTCTGGTAGTGCCAGCCTCCTCGGAGCGCGTGCCATACGGCCTTCGCGCGCTTCTCGTCAATCTGGACGAGACCGACTCCATTACGGAGCAATCCGAGGCAACGTCTAATAGCATCTCTCCGCTCGTGCCACTCGCGCGGCC